GATTCGAACTCGCCCTCCAGAGACGTTAGTCTTTAGGGGCGCGTAAAGTGGCGAGATATTTGGCGTGATCTCGTCACTGTATCCACTGATCGTTGTTGCAGGCATACTGTTTCTTTCTCATTAAATGACCGCACTGATTGCTGTCTCGATTGACGAGGTATCTAACCCCGTCGCACAAGAACGCACGTAGTGACAGATACCACGAAGCTGAGCCTCAGTAACTTCCGCGTTATCGACAATGATGTCGCGTCCCGCGATAGCCTGATTAACCTGGGCTTCAGTAGTGGCTGTTGCTAACGCAGCATCACCAGCACGAGCACCGGCGTCTATACGCCTAATTGTTACTTGAACGTTCATAATGCATCTATTGCATCTTCAACTGTGGTGGTGTCTGTATTCGCACCAATGGCAGCAAAATAGTTGCTGATTGCGGTCAATTGACCAGCCGACGGAGCAGTCCCCCTTTGAGTTGCCGCGTGCAGTAAGGCAGTAGTCCAACCTGTTTGCCTAATTAACTGGTTGCAGATCTCAGACAGAGTAGTCGGCACAACGGTGTCTGGAACCGACCCAACAACTATGGGCCAAGTTTTAACTCCATCCGCACCAACGACCTCGTTAGTAAGGGTGGAATCAGCAATTGGCTTTGCTACTATTCGCAGATTCATAACTTACACAGTTTCGTCACTCTTGATGCGCAAGACCTTCTCTTCCCACATCCGCGTGGAATTGAAAGAAGCGCACACATAGACCTGGATACTATTACGCTTGTCGCGGCGAGGACCAACATCGACCTTGATTTCCTGTGCGACAGCGAGGAGCAAACCTTGCCGCTCCCACGCAATGCATTCCCTGATGCTAGAGGCAACCGTCAGGCGATTCGACTTGATGAACTTGAAACCCATGAAGGTATCAATCTCACCAGCGACCAGCGCCTTGATGGTATTGTAATCCGAGTTCGTCACCTCAGTGGTTCGGAGCAAGGATTGAATCTGCGACGGATCAACGGCAACGTAGAGGTCATACTCTCCCTCGGTCGTTGCTTCCGCCTTATCCAGGAGATAACGAGCACGGCGCAACTTGCCAATGGTTAGATTGGAGTTCGCCGCCGACCCGGATTCCACGTAGTTCACGGCAATTTCCGACGCGGCCGGAAAAGCAACAGTCGTTGCACCGGTCTTTCCCGTGTATGCCGTCCCAAACGCAGCTTGAACGATAACATCGTCAATGGAGCGCCCAAGGGCCATAACGGCATTCGTCACGTAGGACGAAGTCGGATCTGCCAACATGCGGAGCTTGTCACGATTATCGATCATGTCCGCCCAGTCAAAGTCCCGAAGACCAACGCGCCGCCTGTCATGCGGAGTGCTGATCAAGGGAGTATCGGAGTGACGGTTAGTCACTTCCACCGCATCAACCGGCCCAATGCGATCATAAAACTCAAACTCAGCGTGCTGAGACTCGTTGCGCACGCACGCGCGAAAGCGAGAACCCATCTGCTGAAACTTGAGGTCGATGTTTGCACGATAAGCCTGAACTAATGCAGTATCAACTTGAAAACTCATAAATGTTCAGTTTCGAATTATTAACACGGTGAAATTGTCCTTGCGGATTCCGCCTCGCGTGTCCAGACGCGTGACTGCCGAACTTTGTCGGGTCAGTTGGGACCCCATGAGGTTTCCCCAACGTACGAAAGCAATATAATATGCACAGACCAGTTGTAAACAAAAAAGTGGGCAGGATGTAATTTTCCCGCACACCTCCCATCCGTTATCCCTGTTCAGTGCCCGGGAAAGCGATCTTAAACAGCGACATCCAGCGATCAATCGCAGCACGATGACCCGGATCACGAGAATCTCCCAGCGATCTCTGAAAAGCGAGATCCAATTTGAGCTGCTCAATCTCTTGAGTGGCCCTGGCCTGATCACCAAGCGGCAAACCACTTCCCCCCGCACCACCCTCACGACGCGCATCTTCCATGAACTCAAGTCCCACCTTATGGAAAAGCTTGATGGCTGTCGGATCATTACCCAGGCCCGTCTTATCGAGCCAGGTGCTGATCTCATCACCGCCGAACTTCTTGATGGTGGACCTGGCAATGTCCAGATTCGCATCGAACTTGTCACCCCACTCTTGTTTCAACGCGGCCGTCCCACTTGCCATGACCTCAGACTGCTTCGACTTCACAGTCTTGTAATCGTTGTTCATGGAGTTGAAGTAATACTCTAACACGCCAGCGGCCTGACGTTGCGTCAACCCCATCTTGTGAAGTTGCGACAGGGCCTCTTTCTTTCGAGAATCGTCAATTGCCAATCCCTCCTCAAACTTCACCTCAGGAAGTTTATAATCGTCGGGAGTCTTCGGACGACCAATGGAATCATAAAACTCGTTCCATTGAGATTCTCCCCAACCTTCTGACGGAGCCACCAACCTCTTGGCCCCAATCAATTTCTGGGCATTCACGTAACTCTTCGCCAAGCTTCCAACATCCTGGATGGCCTGTAACGACGGTTCTGACCTGATGTCTTCAGGTAATTGGGTAACGAACGCATTTTCACTCATTTTGTTCTCTCACCATTTCTTCTACCTGCTGAATCATTTTTCCATGGTCACGGTAGACATGCCGCAGAATTGAGAGGGCTAATCGCCGCGAGCCCTCATTTAACGCGGTCTGATGCGGATCGCCCGCAACAAAAGTAGGTTTCGTCACGAATCCTTCACGACATATTGCGTAAAGAACCACTTTTCCATCCGGCAATTCCGGATCATCGAAAACTCTCTGAAAAGACGCATGCAGATGAATCTTTCCACGAATTGAATCCAAGATGTTCATTGCATCGGTATTCCAGCATCAGACAAATTCTTAATGGCTTTGCTCGCCGGTTCAGCAACTTGCGCCATCTGTTGCATCATCTGGGCACTCTGCTTCTGCTGCCTGAACGCTTCAAGTTCTTTCGGATCCCTGAAGATCGTTCTTGGAGTTCCTCTCGCCCTCGCAAGCACCTGGGCAGTCTTATCGAAGTCGATCGTGTCCATGATTCCTGGGTCAATCTGAGCCAACGGAACAAGGTCCTGGATGTATCGGGAGATTTGATTCGCCATGTTACCAGTCTGGGCGCGTGCGGCCGGGGACAAGTAACCCACAGACAACGTCCTCTTAACGGATGATTGTGGAGCCTGAGGAATCAGGCCACGCTCATTCAGCAGAAAATACGTTCTCGCGATCATTGGCCCATGCAGCTCTGTCGATAACCTGCCCAGAATTGGGGCAAACAGGGTCAACATTTCGTCACGGTCATCGTTGATCTCTGTGGCAGATTGTTCACGAGTCTTCTTCTGGCGACGAATCCAGTCGTTGTAGAAGCACTTACGAATCATGTTTCGCTTCTGTTCCGCCTTTTCCTCTCCCCACGGCATGTTCGCGTTCGTCTCCAGTGGAGTTATCTGGCGATCTTCGTCTTCCTTAAAGATCAATCCTCCCGGAATTGTCTTTATTGGAAGAACCCACCCATCGTTAGACAGAACTAGCGGAGGATCGACGATCTTTTGACCCGCCTTGATGATTGTCCTCTCCATCGCGTTGAGCATCTTAATGTCAGGAAGACACTTTCGGGCAGGTCCCCTGCCATAACACTCACCGGCCAATTTGGTCCAGCGGGCAACATGATACGGGAATGTGCGATACCCGGACTCCTTGAGCAGTTCTTTCGTCGTCAGGCAACACCACACAGACTCAAACGGCATCGCCTTTGGAGAATTTCCAGAACGAACATCAGTTCTTGGAGTTACGCAGTGAAGAATCTCCACATATTTGTCCTGATCTTTAGCAAGAGCCATCAATTTCGGAGGAAGAACCTCACCAAATTCTTGCTGAACTTGTCGAATGGTCCACGACTTCAGGCGATAGATCGTATCCACATGTCCACTACTATTCTCGAGAAAATAACATGACGCCACAGGTTCCGCCGAAAACACCACACAGTTGGTTCGACGGTCCCACTCCTGATAGAGTGCGCACGTTCCAAACGATCCAGCATCAAGATACGCCTCAAATAGGGCCCCCTGAGTATTCGATCCAGGAATACGGTATTGTGCATACACTAGATCGCTCACGTGTTCAAGCCACAACAGTTCCTCAAAATCCAGATCTTCTTCGCGAGCCCCCTCAAATTGAAGTTCGAACCACCTCTCTGAAGGATTCGTCAAATACGACTGCAAGGCGCAAGCCAACTCCTCCAACGCGTCAGGAGCAGTTCCATCATACATCGTGTCCTGGCGAACCAGGGAATACTGGCCCGTAACGTTATTGAAGGCAAGAGTAAACGGCCTCACCAGATCACGTATGTCGTTCCAGTCACGCTCGAAAGTGGAACGATCGGTCTTCACTCGATCGAACCGCTTTGAGTGTTTCTCGACAAGTGGGTGTATCATAATCCGAGAAGGTTTTTGATAGTCCCACCTTGCTGAATGCCACCAGATAGCTTATCACCCGTCAATATGGTGGATTGGAACCCTTTCGGCTTCCTCCTGACCAATTGGTCCTGTGCATTTCGTGCGGCTTCGTCCTTTGACGGAACCGGCGGTGGAGGTGGTGGTCTTGGTGTTTTTCCGCCCATAGTATCCTACTTTCTTGAATATGGCCCCTGTCCGATGCCAACGGATGGTTGACCTGTTTTTCCTGTGCTCTCTCGCCCACCCAATGTAGGGGAGCCAGTACGGCATGAGCTCACAAAATTTCTTAATGCTGCCAACTCCAATGGCAACATGAATGAACCAGCCATTGGCAATTCTCTCGCCAATGAGGATGTGGGTCGGGGACGAAAAGACATATCCATGCTCCACATAATATCGCACATCGTTCCACAATAATCTATCCGGGCACTTGGCATAAAGTTTCTGTAATTCAGTATACGGAGTCATACATATTGGAAATCATCAACGGCCCTCTCCTGCCTCTTCTCATCCCTT